AAGATTAAGATGATTAATCAATAGAATAGTATAGTGCAAAACTTTAAACAAATCTGCACGAGGAGTTCCTTTGGTATCATAACGATCAATATACTTGGTCACATTACCAGCACAAAATCCTTCACGTCTATTGTGCTTAATTTTATCTAATGTTTGTTCTGTTCCACCACCAGTCCTATCAACATAATGCTGACTATAAGTGCCAGAAATATACTGTTCAAGTTGATTTAGGATTTTGTCTTCGTTATATTTCCAAAACCCATTTTGGTTTTCTTTATTAGTCATATCAATAGTAAATTCAAACATAGATTATAGTTCTACCCTTTAATACTACCATTTAAAGAGTCAAGAGTCAACCATAACTCCAAATCCCTTTTGTTTTTGGAATTTAATAGTCCTATCAAACTTATCAAACAAATCATCTACCTTATGAGAAATCACAAATGTATTAGAATCACTAATAATATACTTAATAATTTTGGTAAAGTAATCTGTACCAGATTCATCCAAAGAACTATCAAACACTTCATCTAAGATTAATAGATTTGTATTAATAGAGTTTTTAAGTTTGGCAACTTCCCTCCAAGTAAACAAAAGAGCCAAATCTATTCTCATCTTTTCTCCCTCACTAAAAGAAGAGTAAGAGAAGTCCTCATAAATTGGATTTAATGATTTTTCATTAAACTCTTCATCCAACGTAAAGTTTACAGGAAACTCCATTATTTCAAGGAACTTGTTTAGGTTATGATTAATAATTGGAAGATATTTTTTAATAATTTTTGTTTTTGCTCCATCATCTTTTAACAAAAGATGAATAAACTCATAGTTTGAAAGTTCTTCTTTCCTTTCTGCTATATCCGTTTGTATATCATCCAAACTTTGCTTTAAAGAAATTAACTTTTCATATTCAGTATCTGTGTTTTTATTTCTGGAAATAAGTCCTTGTATTTCTTCTTGTATATTTTTAATTTGTTTTGTAAGTTCAGAAACTTTAATATTGTTACTATTAATTTCATCATTAAGTTTAGTAATTTCTTTTGTAATTTTTAAAAATTTAGTTTCATTATTTTGTTCTTCTTGAATAGTTGCTTCAAGTTCATCACAAGCAGATTTAAGTTCTGTTGATTTTTTATCAATATCAGCAATTCTATTCAATCTAAACTTTTCATCAAGTTCTTGCGTGCAAGTAGGACAAACCATATTATCTTTAAAGAAGGATTGTTCCTCAGTAATATTAGATACTTTCTGAAGTAATTTTATTTTTAAATTTTCAAGTTTTTTTAATTTTACAAAAGAATTTGAAAAAATTTCTAACTCTTTTTGTTTAGTATCTACAGAACATAAAATAGATGCATTTTCTACATTTAAACAATCCACCACAGTTTCAATAGACAGTTTCTTTTCTTCCTTTTCTTTTATATCAGCAGAGTTTCTTTTTTCTAATTCTGCAATAAAATTTTCTTGTGATTCAATTTTATCTTCTACATTATCTTTCTTATATGAATACTCTTTAATCTCATCTTTCAACTCTCTAATCTTAAACTTAGAAATATCATTCATAGAAGAAAATACTTTAATATCAAGCAAATCTTCTACAACTTCTCTTCTATGTTGAGAAGACAGTTGCATAAATGGCACGAAGTTTGATGACCCAAGAACTACAATCTGCGTAAAAGATTTGTAGTTGAGTTTTAATATTGATTGTTCCAACCATTTCTGTTGATCATTAGCAGAAGCAAGTTGGTCTAATATTTTTTTATTTTTATAAACTTCAAATATATTTGGTTTAATTCCCCTAATCAATTTCCAATTATCTTTACCTATACTAAACTCTACCTCAACAACACATTCTTTTTCATTAATGCTGTTGACTAATTGAGTTTTACTAATCTTTCTAAAAGGTTTATTGAACAATACAAAGGTCAGAGCATCCAGCATCGTGCTCTTTCCAGACCCATTATGTCCAACAATAAGGGTAGAGTTTGTTTTATTTAATTCAATTTCTGTAAATTGATTACTAGATGATAAGAAATTTTTAAATTTTAGAGTTTTGAACTTTAACATAATCAGGTGGAATCACAATATCATCTTGAGTAATTATAGCATATTGGTAGTTTAAATGCTCACAAGCCATAAAAGCAACTTTAGAATCAACTTCTGTGACTTCCATATTAGGATACTCAAGTTCTTCTAACATATTGAGGTATCTGACTGCATCATCTTCCTCCTCAAAAATGTAAAGAATTTTTTCTCCATATTTGTTTTCTACAGCATATGCTCCTTCAGATTCATACCCTGCAACTGTTAGTATATACATTATTGTAATTGAAATGACTCTTTATAAATGGATTGAATCAAATCTTTAATCCTACTCTTATTTAACTTAATTTCAGATTCATCAACATACCTTTTTAACAGCGTTAGAGTATCCTCATTTTCAACTGCTTCATCAGCATCAAAGTCAGAATTAATCTGTATATTTTCAATAATTTTTAATTCATAAGGTTCTATTTTATTAAGATTATTTAAAAACTTTTCATACTTTTTATGATCTGTTTTATTCTTAACTATTAACTTTACAATACAACCTTCATAAGAAGACAAATCTTCCTCTACATTATCTTCATCATAGTAACATATTTTAAACATTTCATATGGATTATCAATCCTTGTTAGTTCATATGTATCTGTATCAAAGATAGTAAATCCTCTTCTATCATCATAATCAGACCAATACAACTGATAAGGATTTCCAAGATAAAAGATTTTACAATCATCATTTCTCATATGATAGTGTCCAGAGAATACCCTATCAAACTTATTGAATGCTCCTCTGTCCATTCCATGCTGCTGTAAGTTGGTCTTATTGACATAGAACCCACTTAGTTCTAAATGCCCCATAGCAACCCTTGCAGGGGTGTTTTTGATTGCCTCAAGAGTTTCCTGTTCACTCTCTGGTGTAATCCAAGGAATAAAGAATAAATCTTGTTCACCAACTTGTACAGTAGATGGTTTATCGTACACTTTGATGTTCTTATAATCATTCAACAGCAACATAGGACTGTTGAGTTTGGTAGTGTTCTTATAAAAGATATCGTGATTGCCCAAGATTACATGAACCTTATATTTTTTCAAAGGTTCAAGAATAACTCTTTTAGTCCAATCAATACTCCAATAATCTGTAGACTTCCTATTATCAAACATATCACCCATATGGATGACTGTATCAATCTTGTACTTTCTTAAAGTTGGAAAAAATACTTCTTTGTAAAACTTTTCAAAATAATCATGAAAAACTTTGTTTCCTTTTTTAAAGTTAAAGTGACTGTCAGTAAAAATAGCAACTTTCATTATTGAAATCTATAATTAATACCATCTTTAATACCATTCATATCTGAATAGTCACCACCCATATCAGATACATCTGCAGTGAATACTTCATCATATCCACATCTTTCAATAATCTTCGACTTAATTTCTAATTGTTTCTTTTCTTTAGCAATTCTTCTTAAAAATGCATAGTAAACAATTTGAGTGAAGTAAGCAAAGGGATTTGTTCTTGTTGTATCAAAATTATGAATGTATTGAACACAATTTTCAATACCATCACAAATCATATCATCCTTAAACATGTAGTTCACAAAGTTTGGTTTGTATGCTAAGTGATTAGCAATACGCAAGAAGCAATCACCAAGATAGTTAGTAATTCTTGGTTTAGGAAGACCTTGTGCTTTTGCCTCTTCTACCTTCTTATTATACTCAACCAGTGCTTGATAAAAGTCCTTGTTGTTTACATAGTGCTCTGACTTCTTCTTTCCTTTAGCCATTAATATCTGCATTAAATTTACTTGTTATAATAAGATTAAGTTCCCTTATTATACCATCCCTATCAAGGGGTTGACAAGTTATATATATCTGAGTAAAATAACTCTGTGGGGTTTCAAGGATGGGGTAAGCTTAATTACTATTATATAGTTTTTCAAGTACTTTACGAGCATCATCAACCTTAGAAATGAATCCCATAGATTTTTCTAAGTTAACTTGAGAAGAGTCATTCATATATTTTTTATAAATTCCTATGATTTGTTCATCATGAATTTCAGTCATAGTAATAACTTTGTTCATATCAATAATGTAAATATCATCATCAGGAATTTTCATCCAAGGTTTTACTTTATATCCAACAATACCAGTATTTCTAGATACCATAGGATCAATAATAACAGGATTTTCTAATATCAGTAATGTTCTATCTTCTTCATGACTGGGACAAACAATAGCAAATATTTCTTCACCTGATACTAATTTAATTGAAGCATAAAATTCTTGTTCCATTTATTTTTTAAAGTTAATTGTAATGATTTCATAATCAAAATTTTCTTCATTATAGATTTTAATTCTTTCTACTAAATGATTGAGAGTATAATTTCTTTTATTATTGGAAGTAATGTCATCAGCAATATCATATAAAGTAGCTGATACTTTTTCTTTACCTTTTCTTAAAACTCTACCTATTGATTGAAGATTTCTTATTCTTGATTTACTTGGAGAAGAAAACACAATATTATGCAAATTTCTAATATTGATACCAGTGCTAAAAGTTCCATAAGAAGCTACTATAATTGCATTAGATTCTTCTTCTGTGATTTTTCTAACTAATTCTCTTTCTTCAGTGTCCACTCCACCATGGATAAAAAAGACTTTTCTATTTTCACCCTTGCTCTTATTTATAAGTTCATAAAGAGGTTCACCATGGGTGACAACCCTATTAAATAAAACTAAAGTATTACCTTTTAAATCTAATGTTAAGTTTTTAATAAACTTATTTCGTTGTTCATGTGTAATTAAATATTGAACTTCTTCTTCATAATCATTGAACTTTTGTCCTTCATGTTTTAGAAGAAGAACTTTAATGTTTAATTTTGAAAGGTATCCTTTTTTAATAAGTTCATCAGTTTTAATAAGTTTGTAAGTTGGTCCAAACAATCCTTCAAGAACTAATTTATGAGTTTGTGAACCATCTAATGTTCCAGTAAATCCAAATCTATATTTTGCATCATGTAGTTTGGACATAATAGAAATTAATGATTTAGATTTAAATTGATGAGCCTCATCACCAATCACTACATTAAAGTCCTTAAAATAAGTCTTATCCAGTTTGTAGATAGATTGCCATGTAGATATGGTTACTTGCTTGTTAGAGACTCTCTCACTGCCTCCATAGACCCTGTGACAGTATTCTTCAGCATTCCATCCATAATCCTCAAAGTCTTTATACATCTGCTCTACAAGGGATGTAGTGGGGACTATAAGAAGAACATTCATTTCTCTTTCTACAAAGTATCTGACTACGGAATAAATCATCAAAGATTTACCTGATGCAGTAGGAGATAATAAAAGTTTACGTTGATATTTTAGTGCATCATAAACACCTTGAATTTGATAATCTCTTGGTTCATGAG